CATTGTCCCAGTTCAGGGGATATTTGAACCTGAACCGACATTTGATTTAATCACGCTGATTGGGCCAGCGGGTACGCCTTTTTACGCCACTGTAAACCCTAATCAATCGGGTTTGAACATTACCAACAGCACGATAAATAGCACCACAATCGGCGCAACTACCCCGTCAACTGGGGTTTTTACCAACATTGCTACCACCACGGGAACAATTTCAAGCGCCCCTAGTTCTCCTGATTCAATTGTGAATCAAGCCTATGTGGACGCAATTGCCCAAGGTTTGGCGTTTAAAGCGCCAGCAAACTACACTACCACAGGCAATATCACGTTGTCTGGCTTGGGTGTACAGGCAGGCGGTGATTGGAATGTGACCTTGACAGCGGGAAACCGCATATTGGTCAAAGACCAAACAACAGGGGCAAATAACGGCATTTATTTGGCGGCGGCTGGCGCATGGACTCGATCCCTTGATGCCAACACCTATGATGAATTGCTGTCTGCTTATCTGTTTATTTTGGATGGCGTGACGTTGGCGGGGTCTGCGTGGGTGGACACCAATTTGCCGGGCGGGACTCTTGGGGTCACCGCCATCACCTTTGTGCGGTTTTCCAATACTGCGGTTTATACCGCTGGCACGGGTCTGACCTTAACCAATTATGTTTTCAGCATCACCCCTGTGGGTACTGCGGGAACGTATGGTTCTGCGTCTGCTGTGCCTGTATTTGTCACTAACGCATCAGGTCAGGTGAGTTCAGTCACCAATACCGCGATTGCAATTGCCAATACGCAAGTTTCTGGGCTTGGCACAATGTCCACCCAAAACGCCAATGCGGTAGCAATTACTGGCGGTTCAATTGATGGGACAACGATTGGCGGGTCAACTGCTGCGGCAGTCACTGGGACAATAGTCACAGCCAATACCTATTTCAGCGGCGCAGGAACGAATTTAACAGGCACTGCAAGCGGTTTATCCATTGGGGGTAACGCGGCTACTGCCACCACCGCAACAACCGCCACAACTGCCACCAATCTAGCTGGCGGGGCATTAGGATCATTGCCCTACCAATCAGCGCCAAGCACAACCACATTTTTGGCGGCAGGATCGAATGGTCAGGTTTTAACCTTGGCTTCAGGCGTTCCCTCATGGGCTACGCCAACCACAGGCACGGTCACATCGGTCAGCGGTACAGGCACAGTGTCGGGAATTTCCCTAAGTGGCACTGTTACCAGTTCAGGCAACTTGACATTGGGCGGCACATTGGATTTGTCTGCGCCGCCAGCGATTGGCGGGACAACTGCCAACACGGTTAGAGGCACGACCATCACCGCAACGACAAAGTTTGTTGGCCCATTTTTTGAGGCTGCAACAAGTGCTGGTGGGGCTTTGCGTAATTCAGGCGGTACAAGTCAATTGTCTTGGGGTGCTGGTGGTGGTGATAACCTTACATTAAGTGTTTCCACCAATATCAATGGAACAAATGCACAGATTGACATTAGCCCAACGGGTACGGGTCATGTCCATATAAAGCCCACAGGCGTTAATTCAGTTGAAATTGCCCCAACTTCTATTGGCACAATTAACAATATGTCTATCGGTGCAACAACTGCCGCCGCTGGATATTTCACAACTTTATCGTTGACAAGCACATTGTCTGTTAATGGGTCAACAGGCACAAACGGTCAAGTTCTCCAATCTAATGGTTCAAGCGCACCCACATGGGTTACCCCATCAAGTTACGCAACGGTCACTGATGACACAACCACCGCAGCCACACGCTACCCGCTATTTGCAGATCAGACAACGGGTAACCTGACAACCGAGTTTGTTAGTTCCACCAAGTTGCAATTCAATCCATCCACAGGAGTGTTTACATCCACATCATTCAGTGGTGCGGGTACAGGTCTAACAGGCACAGCAACAAGTCTTTCAATTGGCGGTAATGCGGCAACAGCTACTAGCGCAACCAGTGCAACGACAGCAACCAACATTGCTGGCGGTGTAGCCAATCAGATTCCATTCCAAACAGGCGCAGGCGCGACTTCATTCATTGTTGCGCCAACCACAGCAAGCACAGCGCTTACATGGAGTGGGTCGGCGTTCACATGGGCAACTGGTGGAAGTTCAGTCACCATATCGGATGACACAACAACAAACGCCACACGCTATCCGCTGTTTGCAGATGCCACAACAGGCACGGTCAGCACCACATATGTATCTTCTACCAAGCTGCAATATAACCCCAGCAAAGGCGAATTGTCAGCGCCAGCACAGATCAGCAGCAATGGAATTGTGATTAACTCCCAAACAGTTTCAGCCAATTACACAATTGCGGCTGGCAATAATGGATTAAGTGCAGGCACTGTTTCTGTTAACACAGGCATCACTGTCACAGTTTCAACTGGTTCTGTTTGGACTGTTGTTTAAGGAAAGAAATGTCACAAGTAGCCATATCAGGTAATGCAAGCGGTACTGGTACGCTGACTATTGCCGCACCTAATACAAACAGCAATAGAACGCTGACATTGCCTGATGGAACAGGGACATTTAATATTTCAGGTGTTGTCAACGAAGTTCCTGCTGGAACAGTTTCAGCCCCATCTATTTATTCTACGGGAGATACCAATACAGGCATCTTCTTCCCCGCCTCAGATACCATTGCTTTTACTGAGGGCGGTTCGGAGGCTATGCGTATCGACTCTAGCGGGAACTTGCTGGTGGGGAGGACAAGTCAACTTGAAACAGAAAAATTTGGCGTTACAAGCGCAAACATAGCGGCTCTTTTGGTAGGAACAAACACAGGAAACGTAACTACTTTACAAATTAGACGTGCTGACACAGATGGCGATGCAGTAACCTTTTTTAGAGGAACAACGCAAAAAGGTTATATTACTGTTGCCTCAACAGGAACAACATATAACACCCTTTCCGATTACCGATTAAAAGAAAACATTCAGCCAATGGTAGGTGCTTTGGAAAAAATTGCGGCTATTAAACCTGTTACATACGATTGGAAAGATATAGGTAAAACTGGGCAAGGTTTTATTGCACATGAATTGAAAGAAGTTGTGCCAGAGTGTGTAACGGGGGATAAAGATGAGCTTGATGAAAAAGGTAATCCACGCTATCAAGGCATTGACACCAGCTATTTGGTCGCCACATTGACAGCCGCTATCCAAGAACAACAAGCCATCATCACCCAACTGCAAGCCGATGTAGCGGAACTTAAAGGGACTACAGCATGACCATAGCCATATCAGGAACAACGGGCATCACCCTTGACGGGCAGTTTGATTCTGCCTCCACGTTTGGCTTCAAGAATCGCATCATAAATGGTCAGATGCAAATTGCACAAAGAGCAACGTCTGCAACTATTACTGCGGGTTCAACCATTGCGGCTGGTTATTCAACTGTTGACAGATTCTATGTGTACTGCACAGGCGCAAACGTAACAGCGGCACAAGTGGCTGGTTCTGGTGCAACTAGAAATAGACTGCAAATTACTGGTGCGGCATCTGTTACTGCGGTTGGTATTGGTCAGCGTATTGAGGCATTAAACAGCTATGACATGGCTGGTTCTACTGCCACCTTGTCAGTTGATATATCAAACAGTTTGCTGACCACAGTGACATGGACTGCATACTATGCCAACACTACTAACACGTTTGGGACATTGGCAAGCCCTACACGCACACAGATTGCAACAGGCACATTTACTGTTTCATCAACCCTGACAAGATACAACACCCAAATCAGCATCCCCGCCGCCGCCACAACAGGAATAGAAGTTGTCTTTACTGTTGGCGCACAAACATCGGGTACTTGGGTGGTTGGTAATGTGCAGTTAGAAGAATCTTCAATAGCCACTAGCTTTGATTACAGGTCTTATCCTACTGAGTTGGCAATGTGTCAAAGATATTTTTGGCAGTGGGCTGGTGGAGTTGTAGTTAGATTTGGCATGGGGTATAACGATACAACAACATCTGGTTATTGCTCTTTTTATTTACCTTGTCCAATGCGAATAACACCAACGATAGGCAGTTTATCTATGACTTCAAACGGAGTTACTCTAACACCATCAGGAACTAATTCATCTGCCAATCAAGTTGCATTTTCTTATACTGGAACTGGATACACAGTTGGAGCATCACAAATATATGCAAACGCATCTAATGGATTAATTCAACTTGCTGCGGAGTTATAAAATGTATAAATTATGCTTGGGCAACAATTCGGTTATTCGTCTATCCGATGGTTCTTGCATTCCTTTTGAACCAACAGGGATTGACTACCAAGAATATTTAGACTGGCTTGCAGAAGGCAACACACCACTTCCCGCAGATGAGGTGACAGAATGACTGTAACGATTAATGGTTCAGGAACAATCACTGGCATTAATGCTGGTGGTTTGCCTGATGCAATCATCACACAAGCTGAATTAGCTACAAATGTAGTTGGTACTGGCCCTGCATTTAGCGCAACACCAACAACAACACAAGCAGTTACAACGGCAACATTTACTAAAGTAACTCTTGGCACAGAAAATTTTGATACAAATAATAATTTTGCATCTTCAAGATTCACGCCAACTGTTGCTGGGTATTACCAACTGAATGCCTCTTTATATCCAGTTAGTACGAACAGCGCCAATTATATTTGGGCGTTGATATACAAAAATGGAACTGCTTATGGTTATGGCACATCTGCGGGGGCAGCAAGCACACAAGATGGCGTATCTGTTGCATCTACTCTTGTTTATTTAAATGGCTCAACAGATTATGTTGAATTATATTGTTATGTTACTGGCACAAGTCCAGTTGTTCAAAATGGTGCAGCTACTCAGTTTTCTGGCTTTTTGGCAAGGGCGGCATGATGACACTTTATGAAAAAATTAAAGCAATTTACCCCCAACTTACTGATGCGGATTTTGGTATTGTTGGGATTATCCGATTGCAAAATGATGGCGATGACCGTGGGGACTACATTGCAGAATGGAATCATCCAACTTTACCCCGCCCTACTGAGGAACAATTAGCATGACAACATTTGATTGGAAAATCCTAGAAATATCTGCTGATGGTGACTTGATCACCCATGCCAAATACCATGTGACCGCAGAAGCTGACACGGGCGAAAAGGTGCAAACAGAGGGCAATTGGTGGTTTAGCGACAAAATCCTAAAAAAGCCCTTTGGTGAAGTGACCGAATCTGATGTGGCATCATGGATTGAAAATGAGACTACCCAAAACGGCGTAAACCTTATAAAATCCCGCTTAGAGGAACAACTAGCGTCCCTGCAAGGGAATGGAGTTGTTGTTGCCCCTTGGTTACCACAGAAATTTGTGCCAAAGGTGTAATAAATGACGACTCCTTACGACATTATCAGCAGGGCGCTTAAAGATATTGGCGCATTGGCGGCTGG